CTTGCGCTCTTTTCTAAGCTTGTCATCCATGTCTCTAAGCCAGTTAAATTTATCAAATATAGGAATGTGTTCCAGGTTAATCACTAAATCTTTATAAGCTTCTTCTGAGTATTTTTTTCTTAGCTTAGATAAAACTCGCCTTTGTAACTCATCAATGGGAAACTTTGCGCTACGATCCACAGCTGCTGCATAGGCTGGATTCTTTTTCTTAGCTGTTAACTTAGCTAAGTTATTTATCTTAGCTAAGTTATTATTCTTAGCTAAGCTATCTAAGCTATTTTTTTTATTAAAGGAATTAATTGGATTGCTAAGTTGTGCGCTAAGCTTAGCTACATGATTTGCTTTAGAAGAAATTTTACAGTCATCGTGATTCATCTGTCAACCCCCCATGAATAAAAAAATAATTTCCACCATCTAAATTGTGGTCTGAGTTGGCTTCGCCGCAGTCCATCCTCGCTAATTTATTTTCAATATGAAACTTAACAGCATCACTTGCATAGAATCTTTCACCTGGTTTTAATTTATTTTTGAAACTTAGTGTTAGTCTGGCAGCTAAATTTTCATATAACTCCTGGTAATCCCCAAGCTTGTCAGCTCTATCTTTTAATATTTGTGCAGCTGTTTCTGCATACTGATGTGGATTCATTTAATGATCCTATCAAAATGATCTACCTTCAACTCTTGTGCTTTCCAGGCAGCTCTTTCAGCTGCTAGCTCTTGCTGTGTTAACGGCCTGGACTTTTTAATCAGCTCTTTGCAAATTTGTGATACTGGATTTGCACCAGTTTTATTTGAATGACCCATCTATTTTCCCCTCAGTTTAATAAATCCCTCTAAAAATTCTTGTACCTGGTCAACAGATCTGCACAGTTGCCAAATACCGCCAGCTTCTTCAAGTTTGTCTCTTATAAGTATCTGATTAGCAGTCGCTTTACCCTTAGCACCTTTAACCTCAATAAATATTGATAAGGATGCACCGCATAACGTCTGATCGCCTGGCACAAATATCTCTATATCTGGCCAGCCAGCTTTTGTTCCCATACGTTTTTGCTTAACCTTAAATGCCACATGACGATTGCCCTCATTCGGTGAATGATGCCAAACTGATCCAGGTGGTAACATAATATCTAACCATCTTGCGATTCGCAGATGAACTATATCTTCCGAATCAATTCCTGCGGATAATGAAGTCATTTGGCGTAACCGATCCCATTGTTACGTCTAAAATTAAACCTAAATTCTTTGGATTCGGTGTCAGTGCTTGATCGTGGTCTTTTGGTAAACACCATCTTCGTGCTACTGTAGCTTCTTTAAACCCAAGTTTTTCAGCTAATTTTTTGTAACTTAAATTATTTTGTAATCTGTATTCTTCTAATGTCATGTCTTTAGAAGTAACATGAAGTGATTTTAAACGTCAATACCCTATTTATATTTGACAATAATGACGTTTGAAGTCATAGTACTATACATAAATAGCAATAAACTATACTTTATACATCATGTTGTGCTGTTTTTTTATTTAAGACACAACATATTGTAGCAAGCTTGTTGACACAAATAATAGTTGGAATCAGAAAAAAAGGAATAAAATGTCTGTATTAAAATTTAAGAATAAATACAAAGCTACTGACGTACATATGCCTAATAATCTTGATGCAATGATAAGACGATCTGGTCTTCTAAACAAAGAAGTTGCTGAACGAAAAGGGATTCGACCAGAAACAGTATCGAGACATATTAGCGGTGCATTACAATTTACACTTAAAGATGCTGAAGAATATGCAATGATCCTTGGATGCACTGCCCAGGATGTTTTGTTTGTGCAGCAGCCTACTTATGTTTTTGGTTATTTAGATAACAGTGTTGTCAATGTCATAACACCAGCTGAAAAACAAGAAGCTTATTTCTTGCCCTTTCCTACAACAGAAACTAGAAAAATTATTATTTCAAGACATACAGAACAATCAAAAAAATGGGCAAATGATAGAATGTATATGTTTGATTCTGCGCCTATAAACAAAGGTGAAGTTGACACTAATGCTTATATGGCACTCAGCATATACCTGGTTGCTGGCCAAACAAAACCACATTTCGGCGTTATTTATCCAGAACCAGGCAGCACATTTACAGTTACATCTAATTCTGATTCTCATACACAACAAGATCAGTCAGTCATAACTGGCGTTGCAGGCGAGCCAGTTAATAAAACTACTGGTCTTAACCTTAAATGGGCGTGTCCTATAGTAAGCTGCATATTAAGATCAGACTTACTTAATGTTGTAGAAAAAAAGTTTTAGTCAACCCTCTTGACTTTATAAATCAAGCTATAATAGGATCTTCTAATTCAATTTAGGAGATCTTATGTCATTTATAGAAACACCAAGATACGCTTCACGATTTAATTATCTTTGGCACTCAAACCCTAAATCAAAACTAAAATGCAAAGCCTTATTTGATAAAGTTCATATTAGGCCAATGCTTTCTGGTGCTTGGGATATATACAAAGACACAACAACAAGCCAGCATTTAAGAGATAAAGCTTGGTCAACTATAGAAAAATTTGAATCCAAATTAAATGGCCAAGACAACGCTGCTATGGCTGGTGGCCGTACAGTGCAAGAAGCAGCTGATTCTATACTGATTGATAACAAAGATCCTGGAGAAGCTATTGAGGAAGCCATACAAACCTATAATAAATTTAAATCTCGCACATGGGATGATGGAACAGATGCTAACAAAAAGATTAAGTATGTAGATGAAATAGAAGCCGTAACAAAAAACGCTGTAGCTGGCTTACAAGAAGCCATGCAAAAAGATAATCAGATTGTTGGTGAAATAGAATATATACAAAACTTAGCTGACTGTGAGCTGCCACATAATACCAGGCCAGATTACAATAGGCGTGGAGATCTAAAAACCAAATGGTCCAGGATTAGTAAAACCTCAAAGTCTGGTTTTGCAGCTGCAAGCTTACCTAAAAGTTTAACTGGTCCTTTTGAGCAAGCAGCCTTGTACCAGATAGCTGGTTTCTGGGCGTGTAATGGTGGCCTACCACCCTTCTTAGTTTATGCAAATGCTTCAGACTACAGAATATTTGACCAGGATAATACACCAGAATTACAAGATGATTACTTAGCCGATATAGTACAAACAATCACCAGATCACATAAAGCTACAGAAGAATTGCTGAAAGTAGCACAAGATAAAGATCATTTATTTAAATTAATTGAACCAGACTTTACGAATATCTGCTGGTCTGAGCCACCAGTAATTATTGATGAAGCAAAAAAACTATGGGGGATCAAGTGAAAGATCCCTGGTTATGGATAAGTGAGTTTTTTGGCGCTGTTTTTTTGTTCGCATTTTTTTATTTTTTAATTTGGATTCTAGCCATTTTATTTCCAGGAGCTATGTAGATGATAGATATATTAGAAACACCACCAAACATCCATAAAAACGCCAGGGAAACTGAACAATTAGCCTTGGAGTTTATCTTGCCAAAAATTAAAAAACTTCGCCTGGCTGTCCTTAAATCAATAGCAAATTCTGGATGGACTGGTGGGAGAACTGGATCTGAAATTGTAAACGATATTGATGGATACATTGTATCTGTAAGGCCTAGGTTAACTGAGCTGCATGAGTATGGATTAATAACACCAGGTGACAAAAGAAAAAACAAAAGAGGATCTTATGAATTGTCCTGGTTAATAACAAGTAAAGGTAAACAAGTTGCGGAGATGAATAATGAGTGAGCTTAAAGCTATATTAGAAGATCTTAATTTAAATACTGTAAATCTTAAAGGCAAAGAATATAGTATGGTTGCATCACGCCTAGAAATTTTTAGAAAACATTTTGGATTTAGGTATGGAATTGTAGAAGAAATATTAGTTGATGATGGCAAAAGAGTATTAATACAAACTCGTATTTACGATAGAGATAAACCAGAAATACCCATAGGTGTTGGACACGCTGAAGAAATTAGAGGTAGCTCCCTGGTCAACAAAACTTCGGCAGTAGAAAACTGTAGCACAAGTAGCCTTGGTAGAGCTTTAGCAGCTGCCGCCGCATTGCATGGCGGTGAAATGGCAAGCGTTAATGAAATTGAAAAAGCTCAAAACAATGAGAAAAACATAGAAGAAAAACAGACTAAAACTGATGATGAAATTAAAGACAAAAGTAATGACCAAGAAAAATGGCAAAAAATAACTGAAAATTATTTACGAAATATTGATGAGATGAAGTCACAAAGTATGTGTATGCACTGGTTTAACAATAACAAAGATGTTCTTAAAAATATGAAAGAAATAGTTCCAAGAATGTATGGAGAAATCGAGGAACATTATCAAAAAAAACTTAATTCACTACAACAATAGGAGCTACTATGGGAAACTCACCACAATTTTCTAATACTAATATAAAATTTCAAAGACCAGTATCATCTTCAGATGACAATATTGGGCAAAAAATCAAAGTAAGTGTTTGGTTAAACTTTGATAATGGCTGGGATGAAGAAGCAAAAAGACCTCATCCGCCTACAGCAGAACAACAAAAAAGCATTGAAGATATACATAGACAAATAAAAGATCTTGGTATGGAGCTTTCTTTGCAGCTGCAAGAATTTGATAGCAAAATGAATATAGCTAGAGCTAGAGCATTTTGTAATGATTTAAGATATGAAACAAACCAAGTAAATGAAGGAGCAGTTAATGGTTTTGACGATTTATAATAAAGCTTTGTTTAATCTTATTGAAACAACACAAATATTATTTGGGCCATGTAAGCGTAAAGCATCTGAGTATGCTAGAGTTACTAGGATGGTAAAAGATGGATCTATTAATAGTATAACAGATCGTGGCAGATACTATGTGACAAGAAAAACATTAGAAGATTTTATGGGATCTGAAGAATCTTTGAATAAAGCTCTGCAAAACTTAGACAATGTTGTAGAGCTTTATCCAGATAATTAAAAGTTGATTTGAGCCATATCGTTTTGCAGCTTTTGCTTTCTTGCTAAGTCTTGCATCCAATGACCATAAGTTCTTTGTGTAATAGCAATGTCACTATGGCCCATAAGATTTGATACAGTCCAAACATCATTGCCATAAAACTCTAGCATCTTACTTGCATAGTAATGCCTTAGATCATGCCAGGTTAAGTTCTTATTACTAAGCTGCCTAACAACTTTTTGCAGCTGTTCACGCCAGGTAGATGTATTAACCATAGTATTATACTTAGTACCAAACACTAAATGTGTTTGAGCTGGTCTGCCTTGTTTTATGTAAAGCTCTTGCAGCTCCCTCATTAAAGTATTTTTAATTGGTACAGTTCTATTAGATGTCCTGGTTTTAACTCTACCTACACCGCCCTCTACTTTAATCTTTGCAGCTTTGTTAACTGTGACCTCAAACATTTTAAAATCTATATCTTCCCAGGTCAAAGCTCTTTGCTCACCAGCTCTTAATCCAGTTGAACAAGCAAACTTATATGCTAGGACAACAGACTTAGGCAAAAGCTTTTCTATATCATGTATGAAATCTGTAGATAACTTTTCCTTTTGCGGCTTGTTTTCCAGGTCATCATTGAAAGGTCTTTCAATAACAATATCAGACATAGGATTTTCTCTAATGCAGCCACAAACTTTAGCGTGTTTCATAAGTTTGTTAAACATAGATCTCATAGCAACCAAAGTCTTGTAACTTCTCTTACCTTTTTTACCAGAGTTTTCTAATGCTGGGATGATGTAGGTTTTACAATGTTGTGCAGTAAGGTCGCTTACTTTTAAATCAGCAACAGTGGTCATACCAATTTTTATTTCTAAAAAACTTTCAAAAACTTTTTTATATGAATCAAAGTATTGCGGAAGTGGCTTGCCTTTTTTCATTCTGGTATATTCTTCCCAGTAAAAATGTCTTAATGGATTATTGTCTTTGATACGTTGATCCCATTCAGCTCGCATCTCATCATCTGGAAATGGACCAAGTAAATCTTTGATTGTCCAGGTGAAACTTTCTTGTGAATGTTTAT